TCTTTTTCCAAATCATCTTGCACCTGTCTGAGGACCATGCCGTCTTGGATGTTAATAATTCCTTCAACATTTTCTCCAATAAACCACCTTGGTTTTGTTTCTCTAATAATCCTAATAGTTTCATCCCAGAGGTAGCGATCATCGTCTGTTCCTCTTCTCTTTCCCGCAACGCTGAATGGTTGGCATGGGAATCCTCCTGTAATAATGTCTGCTGCGTATCTGTCTCCTTTGACATCTCTAACCTCACTTTCTATTGTTATGTTTGGAAAATTTTTCTTTAATACTTCACGGCAAAACTTATCTTTCTCTACGAAACCAATGGTTTCAAAATAACCTGTAGATTCTAAACCTAAACTGAACCCACCAATCCCGGAAAACAAATCAAGTAGTTTTAGTTTCATTCTTCTTCCTTTCTTTTATTAATAATATCTCATTGTCTTTTTGTTCTATCTCTTTCTCAAGAGCTAGTATTATATCCGCTTGTTTTTTTATAAACTTCTTTGCTCGTTTCAACTCATCTGGACATCCCACCTCATCAAAGATCTTTGAGTTTGTCATACCCCACACATACCTTCACATTCATTGTTAAATAAATCTATTTGTTTGTCTGTTTCTTTCTTATCAAACTCTACCTCATTTAAAGGTTTGCAAGATCTATGTACATAAATCTCTTCATCTTCCTTTCTTGTAATGGTCCTTACTTTCTTGTCAAAGTCTACAGCAATAGCAAACTCACTTGGTCTTTCTGTTTTCATAAAATGCCAGTAAGCATCATTGTGATATGGACATACAATACAAGCTGATTTTTCTGGTAAAGGAATATCATTATCTTTTAAATATTTTATACAATCTTGTCTTGACATCTCAGCTTCAATCAATGGATGTCTGTTATAAATATACTTGTCTCTTGCAGGTTTCATTCTACCTACTTCATCAGTTGAGATACCAATCCATTGCTCCACATATTTATCTTTTGGAAAGTGTTTACCTTTTTTTACTCCACATAACTCTCTAATCTTTTTTCTTATTTCCTGTATTTTGTAATCATTCGTGCATTGACGCATGACCATACCTTTCTTGCCTGTAATTTTATTCTGTGTAAAATATGGTGCTACAACAAAGTTAGATTTACCTTTAGCATTCAACATATCTTCCATGATGTTACCTTTTGAAACTATGTATATTGGATAAGGTAAAATCTTTTTTAATAAATTTAGATAAGCATAAACCATCTTAGGTTCATTACCTGTGTCCGCAAAGATTGCACAATCAACAGGTGGCAAATCTCCTTTAGCTGCCATGATTGCCATCGTAGAACTTTGTACTCCTGCACCTAAACTAATTACTGTAAGTGTTTTGTTTCTATTTTTATCTATCATTTTAATACTTCTATTTTTTTTACAACAGATCTTGGATAGACAGTTGTGTTGCCAACAGTTAAATCACCATCGTCATCAAAGCTATGCGATGCAAAGATTATAACTTTCTTTTGATCTTTATAAAGTAAATAACCTGTATCCTCACACCAACTATAGACTTGATCTTTTGCTTTAGCTAACGTCATCCATTCTGAATTACTAACGATGTCCTGCCAATACAAACGTACTCTCTTGTACGGAAACTTATTTGGTTTTTTCATAATCCCACCACGCTTGATACAAATCATTTATGGTTACTTCTCCTTCTGTAACTTTAATAATTTTTTTAACAACATCTGGTCTTGGAAATCTTTTCTC